GAGTTCGATTAGCCTGAGCTGGAGCTACAATAATGAGGTGATTCAGCCGGGAGCTGCTGTTCCTGTGACGTTTACGCTGTCAGTGGATCCGGGTATCGCTGGGGTGAACAGCTTCAGTTTTGACATCGTTGTTCAGGGGGTCGCTTGATGCGTGCTTTAGCTAAGCGATTTGGGTTGCTTCCGAAGTGGATGCGGGAGCTGATCCGTGAGGATATGGAGACTGCCTTCGAGAATCGGATCAGGGTGATGGAGAGGGTGAACTGTGGCGTATAGTTTAGCTGCTGATGTGAAGGTTATTCTGCATATTGCAGTTGAGGACCTGACTTTTGATGCTGAGGTTGAAGCCTGTATTGCTTCTGCTGATGCTTTGGTTGATGGTTTGCTGAAGAAGTTGGGTTTGACTGTTCCGGCGAGTGTTCCGCAGCTTGTTGAGGATGCTAGCTGCTATTTTGCTGCTTGGCTGTTTCGTCACCGTAGGGATCCTGAGGCTGCTGAGGTGTTCTGGGCTGAGGCTCACAAGTTCCTTGATGCCTACGTTGAGGGCGAGGAGGAGATCGCATTCAAGGTTGGGAGCTCTGCATGATTGAGGTTGACGTGTCAACTCGTGGCCTCGAGTTTGATGAGGTAGCTGAGATTCTGGGTAAGGACCTTAAGCGGAAGCTGGTTGAGCGGCTTGCTGAAGTTGCATATTATGAGGCGTTCTATGGGGCTCCCTGGAGGACAGGGAAGTTGGCGCGGTCAATTGTTTCAGAGGTGGATGAGGATGGTGAAGCATCGATTAAGGCTTTGGCGCCTCATGCAGTGTACGTGATCAAGGGTACGGCGCCTCATGAGATCCGTCCAATAAACGCTAGCTGTTTAGCGTTTAAGGCAGCTGGCGGAGACATGGTGTTTACGAAGCTTGTGCGGCATCCGGGAACGAAGCCTAACCCGTTCCTGCAGCGTGCAGTGGACAAGGCTCGAGAGAAGGTGGAAGAGCTTTTTGATGAACTTTTCGAGGAGATGATTGGGCTACAATGAGTTTCTATGCGTGTTACAAGGCTGTTTTCGATGCTGTGAAGGCTACAGTTGAGACGAAGAGCGCTATTGAGACTGTGATTTTGGGGGAGAGGTTCACTGTTGGCGGGTTGCCTAAGGCGATCTTGAATGCTGAGCCGGCGCCGATTGGTCAGGCGACTATGGGTGAGCTGCTTGAGGTGAAAGTGAGGGGCAGTATTGTCCTGGTGATTCTTGAGTACGAGCCGAAAGACTGGTTCACGGATATTATCTCAGTCATGGGCGACGTCGTGGATGCAATACTCGAGGATCGCACTTTAGGTGGCGTAGCTTTTGATTGCAGACCTACCGGTTTTGCTCCTGGAGAGATCAAGTTTAAGGAGAAGGTGTTTTTTGGCGGGGTTGTCCGCTGGGAGGCGATTGTTCACCATGCACCGTGACCTGCGGTTGATCCTGTTGAAGCGGCTGGTTAATGTTCCTCTGATGCTTGTGGATCTTCTGTTGCCTGAGCCTAAAACTGGAAAGTTTCCTCAAACTCAGATGTTAGGGCGAATGAATGCCCGGATGCTGAAGGTATATCATCTTGATTGTCTGCAGGGAACTTTCGGAAAGCAGCCTGACGGCAATTTTGAGAGGCTTCTGAGGGTAGGCTTCAAGGTTTTGGCGCGGATCAGCGAGGATGATCCGTATTACAGGAAGTGGGTCGGCTTGGTTATGTTGCTTGCTGCTGACGAGTGGGCTGGTCGGGAGAAGGATCCGCAGCGGCTTAAGAGGCAGATCAAGGAGATGTGGCACATGGACATCGACTGTTTGCCTGATGAGCTGATTGCCGCGCACGTTGATGATTTTGCGGAGGATGCTCTCTGCGATTTTTTGGGGAACTTGGCTAGAGTGGAAGTTGGGGATATCCCATCTTTCCTAGACCAAAAAAATTGATGGAGGAAAAAAAGGAAAATGAGTGTACCCGTATTGGGAAGGAATGCTCGTCTCTACAAGGACGGTATTGTGATTGGCTACGGAAAAAACATCAGCGTCAAAGCTAGTGCGGAGCTAATCAAAGAGTATTCGATGGATTCGTTGACGCCCTGTATCGTTGCGCCTGGCAAGCAATCGTTCGGTTGGAGCGCCGATAAACTCTACATTGATGGTGCTTGGATGACTTTGCTTTTGGATGGCACCGAATTTGAGATAGTGTTTCAGCCCGCTGGATCTTACGTGTCTGTGCCTTACGAGGTTTGGAACGGCTGTGTGGTCCTGAATGATGAGCGCACTGCTGGAGAAACTGGCGGAGTTCTCGAGAAGGTCAACGGTGAAGCAACTAGCGTTACTGTACATGACGCCTAAGCGTGACGAGACATGGCACCTAAGAAGAAGTCTAACGATGAGTTGGCGGCTGAGTATGCGGCTAAGTTAGCGGAGCATGAAGAGGCACAGAATGCGAAGGGCAGAATCTTTGACCCTATGCAGCTTGTAGCACGTGCTGACAAGATCGTAACTGTTGATCATCCAACATTGGGAAAGCTACGGTTTGGTGAGTTGCAGTTTGAGGATGCCTTTGAGATCAATGAGGCTAAGACGGACCTAGAGAAGACTGAGATATCAGCTTGGCTTATGATGCGCAAAGCTTACCCTGATCTACCAAAAGACTTTCTGAAGCGTATGCCGCTGATTGAAGGCGCTGCGCTGATTGACTTTCTGACGAAGCAGCCGGCTTTTTTATCAGCTCGGAAGAGCTCTGCAGTTGGATCAAAGCGAACCCGGAAGCGCAAGACCTCGGCATGATTCTGCACAAGTTCCCACAGTTCACCTTCGAATCATTGAGCAAGCTAACTGTCATGCAAGTTAGGTTTCTTTCCGCGTGGGCATGGTGGCACCATAATCTGAGGAGAAAATGAAATTGAGTCAGCAGTTAGAGATCAACATCAAAGCAGTCGATAATGCAAGCAAGATAGTAGCGGATGCCAGCAACAAAGTAGCCTCCAGCATGAAAAGTGTAGAGGATGCTAACAAGCGAGTTACAGAGGCTAATCGGCAGGTTTCGGAGAGCGCCAGGGACATAGCCAATTCTCTCTCAGATTCGGAACGGAAGCAACTCGATAATGTTTCAGCATCTCAGCAGTTAGAGGCAGCTGAGCAGCGGGTAGTAACAACAAAAAAGGCGCTTAACAATGCTGTGCGTGAGCATGGGGCTGCTAGCGAAGAGGCTACTCGGGCTCTTCGTGAGTATAATGCTGCTCAGAGCGAAGCTGCGGGTCTTAGTCGGCAGCTTGGCAGTAGCATTCAGGAAACTACACGGTCAACTAAGGATTTGGTTGTTGGGTTCAGCGGGGTTGCGACCTCCGCTTTTTCGTTGTATGGTGCCTATGATCGTCTCGGCGCTGCGCAACTTAGTATTGACAAAGCGAATGTTACTGTTAAGTCGTCTTTGGCTTCTGTGGAGAATGCTCAGAAGCGGCTTAATGATGCGATCCAGAAGTATGGCTCAAACAGCGAAGAGGCTAAAACTGCAGCGCGAGATCTTGGGATTGCCCAGGAGAGATATCAGATTGCAGCTGATAATGCCGAGAATGCCCAAAACAACCTCAATAGTACCATGATTCAGGGAGCATTGCAGGTAGTTCCCACGGCAATTACTATGGTTGATAATCTCAGCAAGACGTGGAAGAATTTTCCGGATATGAGTGGGACGTTGAAGAGCCTGAGTTCCAATGTTGCTGGGGTTGGGTCGGCAGCTAAAACTGCGGCGTTGGGTGTCGGTGCCTTTGTGGGCGGCTTCATGATCGCGGACACACTTTTCAGCGCTATTCCTGAGGATCTAAGGGCTATTGCAGGCGCCCTTACGGCGTCTATCGCAGCCATTGTGGCTGCTACGATTGCTTGGATGGCGTTTCATGGAACCATGACTGTGGGGGTTGCAGTTCCCATTATTTTGGCTGCTGTTGGCGTAGGAATCGCTGGTGTAAAAGCTGCTGTGGGTATGGCGAGGGGAGGGGTCATCCGGGAGCCTACTTTGGTTCTGGCTGGTGAGGCTGGTCCTGAAATTTATGCGCCTCTTGACAGATTCGAGAATATGGTAGGCGGAGCCGGAGGAACGCAGCATATCACAATCTACCCAACGATACATATTGGGAACATCAGCAGCGAGTTAGACCTGCCGCAAGTGCAAGATACTGTAAGCAAGGGAATTGCTGAGGGTTTGCGGAGGCGGCTGCCGTGAGCTATGTTATTGGTGGTGTGACTTTGCCTTATGCGCCTTCTCGTGCAACTAAGAGGAATCCTGCGAAGGTGGAAGAGTTCGAGCTTGATGGGTTGCCGATCCTGATTGTTCCTGGGCATGGCGCTATTGAGTTGAGCTTCGAAGGCAGTTTTGTTGGCGTCAAGTCAACGATTGAATCGAGCTATCTTTTGCCTCTAGAGGCATTAAAGGGCACAGAGGTAACTCTTTCGTGTCCTGATTCCCGGTATGATGGGGACTGGATACTTGCTGATTTCGTCTATGTGGAAGTGAACGCGAAGCAGTTCAATTATACGATTAAGTTGCTGATGGGGAGCAGCCACATAATCCTGTAGGGGTAATTTTTGATGGGAAAATGGAAGCTCGAATATGCTGATGGTGAAAATTGGGTTGAGTTCACTGGCAGAGTGGAGGAGGTTATGGAGGAGCTTAATGGCCACGAAGAGGCTACCTTCTTTATTCTCAATACGTCTGCGAATCGGACGTTTGTTGCGTCTGATCAGATAATTAAGGTCTCTTTTGATGGTACGCAGCTCTACCTTGGTGTTCTCTATGATATTGAGTACTCGAGGAAGCAGCTGAAGTGTATTGTTTACAATGGCATCTATGAGCGGTTGAAGCGGCGGGTTATTTCCGGAAAGTATCTTGGGTTGATGGCTAGTTCGGTTGCCGATTTTATTCGTGTTGCTGCTGGGCTAACTTACATGGTGGATTGTCCTGCGGATAATGTGGATATGATTTATGATCAGACTCTCTGTTTTGATGCTACCGTGCAGCTCGCTGAGGTGCTGAATAAGGATCGCTGGGTAGAAAATGGAGAGAATCTGCATATCGGCGATAGGGGCTCTGCTCAGAGTTTTGATGGTAACATCGCTAATGTGAGTGAGCGGGCTGTGGCTCGCAGCAAGAAGCGGGACAAAGTGCACGTTCGAGGCGTAAGCTATGAGGGAGAGGAGATCATGGGTTACGCCGGAGACGGTGATGATGTTGCTGTGTTCTGGTATGATGTTCCAGCTACGGAGTATACTCTGTATGCGCTTGCTGTTCAGAAACTTGCGGAAATTAATATGGATGATGGCAACGTTGTTCTAACCTGCCCTATTACGTCTGGGTATCATCTGCATCCGGGCGACACGATTACTTTGTCGAAGCCTGAGCTTAATTTGGATGGCTCCTACAAGATCGTGAAGATTACGAAGCACCGTAAAACGGTGGATATTGAGGTTACGCGCAAGAAGAGGACTACTGAGGATGTTCTTGCTGAGCTTAGCAAGAATACTGGTCAAGCGGTGAGTTTTAGTTCTGCTATTGTGGAGATGGTTGAAACAATGAATTTGAAACCGGCTTTAGTATCTGGCGCGGCAGTGAAAACCGCGAATAATCTCGTGACAACATATCTGAAGAACTCGTGCATTTTGCCGATTGGCGTGGCTGTTGCTTCTCCTACTGGAAGCATGAACAGTTACGAGGGTGGCTACATTGCATTGGCTCTGATTGAAAAGAATGGTGCTGGAGAACGCGATTTAGCCAGGGATATTTTGGATGAGTTTGCGGAGATCCAGAATGCTGATGGTAGCTGGTATCAGCAGTATAATCCTTATCTTAACGCTGCTGGTGTTCATGACCGTATTGATACTGTCGGCGGCGGGTATAGTGGAGATTTGAAGGTTGACAGTGGCGCTGCGTTGCTTGCTTGGGCTATGAGCCGCTATGATGAGGTGACATCTGGTACTCGTTACCAGTCAGTTGTTCAAAAAGCGATGAATTTTCTGCGTGATCTGCAGTATGCGCATCAGGTTGCCCATAGCACTTCCCTTCTTGGGAACCTTGTTTATGAGGGGACGATTGATACTATTGCGTTGGCTGCTGATTGCGCTGAGTGTCTGCTTTCGATGAAAGTTGCTATGGATGCTTACGGTGATGCATTAACGACGGATCCAGCTGCCTATAGCGTCAAAACGATGGCAAATGACTTGTACTATGCGCTTTGCGTGTTCAGTTGGACAGGGGATGCAGGGCGTTACTATGCAACAAGTTACCCGATTGGCGAGCAAACTGAGATTCCATTTACGTACAAGGAGAAGCTTAGTTTCACAGCAGCTCTCTGCGCTTGGGCAAACTATGTTTTCGCAACCAGCAGCTACCTTACTACCAGCGATTATTCGAGTCAAGCAGAAAAGGCGCTGGACTTCATCAATACGATCACGGCTGGGCAGTGGGGTGGACAACAATACTGTCCGTATGTCGGCAATGCTGATGAAACTCAGGAAGAGTTTGCTGGCTATACAGCGTTGATGACGATCGCCATGGATGCTGTGAATTCTTCGAAGTATGCTGTTATGATCGCGAAGGGGGTTGGATTGTTGCGTTGGATGGCTCTTGAGGACGGCAGAATCTATGATATTGTGAAGCCTAATGGGGAACTTTTGGTTTCGAAGTTGTCAGCTTCTGAGGAGGGTTACGGCTTCATGAGTTTGCCTGTTGCGCTTGGGTTGTTAGCAGGAGCATAACAAGAATGGTGAAGAGAAATCGTTTGAAAAAGGTGTTCGATAGTTTGCGTCCGGGGGATCTGGTTTGTGTTGAGTGGTGTGATGCGAGCGTAGGCAAGAGTTCGGGATCTGGGGTCAGCATTGATGTGCCAGTGAAGAGCTGGGGCGTGTATGTGGGCTTGTTTGGGGAGCGGGCTAAGCATATTGTTTTGGCGCAGAACAGTTTCAAGTATTCAGATGGACTTTTCGATCTGGATTACACTGCTATTCCCGCAAGCTGGGCACTTGACCTAACGGTAATTGCGAAGAGTCACCTTCCCGAGAATGTTGCGAAGAATCTGGTTAACAGTTTTTTGCTTGGCGGTCGCCGGGCGTTCAATCATCAGCGGATGTTCCAGAGGAGGGCAAGCATTCATGAGAGATCCGATTAAGCGTGCTTTGGCTCGGAAGCGTGTTAGCCGTGGACATGTGACAGTTGATGAGCCTAATCCGAAGCTTGTGCTTGTTGTGAAGTTTGGGGTTTGCATGACTGTCTGTTTTTCGGGGCTGGAGCTGGTGCATATTCTGTTGCTTGGAAGCTGGAACAGTGAAGTCTTTGCGGCGATCTCAGGTTTGACTGGGACTATATCTGGGATTTTTGTGGGGCAGAAGGCTTAGAGAGAGGTTGGTGAAAGTATTGGCGAAGAGGAGTAGAACTGAGCAGAAGTTGGCGGTTTTGGATGCTTGCATGGTTCCGCTGAAGGTTACTACTTTGATGTATCGTACTAACATGAATTGTGTAGTACTGAAGGAATTTGCTGAGGAGCTGGTTGGGAAGGGGTTGCTGACAAAAACTGTAATTAGAAAAAGGGTGTTTTTCAGGATATCTGCGAGCGGTTATGCTGTTTTGAGTCAATGGCGCCAGATTGAAGCTAGTTTGGGGGCTTGACTTGTTTTGGTGGGTATGCGTTGGAGTGCTGAGGATGTGAAGAGGCTTGGGGAGCTGGTTGCTGAGGGAAAGAATGCTGATCAAATCGCTAAATTGATGGAGAAGAGTTATGCCTCTGTTACTTCGAAGATGAAGCGGCTAAATTTGGTTGTGGATGATAATAATAGTGGTTCTGCGGAGTCTCTGTTATTATCGTCTCCTTTGGTGTTGCCTGAGGAGCTTCCGAGTGTGGAGACTGTTTTGAAGACGGCTGCTGCTGCGTTGAAGGCTTTGGAGAGGCCTGGTTTGTCGAAGACTGAGGTTATGCGGTTGCGGGCTTTGATTCAGTCGGCTGCTGTGTATCAGGTGCGGATCGCTGAGTACATGGATTATCGCAGGATTGAAGCTAAATTGATTGATTTGGATGAGAAATATGAGAGGCTCGTTAGGGAAAGACGCAAGGACACTAAGACCTAGCCAGTTTGGTGGGCGTAATAGGCGTCTTGAGGGCAACGCTGCTGAAGTTGACGAGTTAGAAGTGAAAGAGACCCGGAAGGCTACTGGAGACTATGGAGAGTTTTGTCGTGAGTTTCTGAAGTTTGTGCCTTTCAGTTATCAGGATGAGTTGATTGAGCTTTACAAGGAGCACCAGTTTGTTGCTGCTCGATGGTGTCGTCAGAGTGGGAAAAGCTGGATTGCTTCCGGGTTGTTTCTGACTGATGCTATCGCTAATGATGATTTTCATTTGGCTGTTGTTGGTCCCTCGTGGCGCCAAACAAAACTGAACATTCGCAGGATCAGCATGTTCGAGAAGCGGCTGCCTAAGAGCATGTATCTGAAGCCTCAGAAGACTAAGCTCGAGTTTCCTAATGGTAGCGTGATTGAGGCTTTCCCCAATAATGCAGATACTATCCGCGGCTACACTCTGGATCGTATTTGGTGGGATGAAGTCAATTTTACGGCTAATGATGTGGATCTGATGGACGCGATCTTGTTTGCTTTGGGGACTACTAACGGTAAGCTGCTGGCTACGAGTACGCCCTTCAATACTGATAGCCTGTTCTGGAAGATGTGTAATCACAAGGACTATACCGACTTTGCTAGGCATCATGTTCCTTTTGGGCGTGTTATTGCTCCTGATGGTCCCTGGAGCGCCGCATTCCTGAATAAGATTCGGAGACAGTTTGGCGAGGACCAGATGAGATGGCGCCGTGAGATGGAGGCTGAGTGGACTGAGGACGAAGACACCTGGCTAGCTATGTCTTTGATTGCTGCTTGCATTGGGACTGAGAAGAATTGTGGTGAGGATCTGCAGCCGTGGGACCCAACTAAGGGTTATAGTGGGGAGCTGTTTGCTGGGATAGATTTGGCTCAGACCCGGGACTATTGCGTTTTGGCTGTGTCGGAGCGATTGAATGATGTTCTGAGGCTTCGGCATCTCAAAATTTTTCGTCAACCCACAATGTACGCTACTGTGATCGGCTACCTGAAGGCTCTGCAGGATAGGTGGGAAGGCTTCCAGAGGGTTAGGGTAGACAACACTCGGGAAGGTCCGTCTATTATTTCGGATATGGAGGAAGCTGGGATCAGCAACGTGGAGGGAGTTATCTTCACGACGTCGCGGAAGAGTGAGATGGCTAGCTTATTGAAGCAGCGTATGATGAATCAGCGGTTTTTCTATCCGTTCTTGACTTGGGAGAAGCCCTACAGGGGGGATATCTGCAGCGAAATGAATATTGAACGGTTTGAGCTGCGGAGAGATGGCGCCATTAGTTATAGTCATCCTCGTGGATCACATGACGATGTATTCTGGGCAGTAGCCTTGTCAGTTTACGCTACAGTTGAAATGAAGAAATTTGATTTAGAGGGATTCGTGTTTGGTTAGAATTGAAACTAAGAAGATGAAGCAACGATTCGCCTTAATTGCTGACTATGATATTGTTTTGTCTACTTGCAGCGGTGGCAAAGACAGTTTCGTTTCAAGTTTTCTTGCTAGCCACTTCGTTGATCCCGAAAAATTATATATTCTTTATTTTTCTAGTCCCTGGGACTTTCCTGGATCTCGGGAGCTTGTTGAAAAATTCTGTGTTGAACGTGGCTTAAATTTGATTGTTACTGCCCCAAACGTGGACATTAACAAGTTTTGTGTTTCTTATGGTCCTCCGAATCAGAGGAGTCGGTGGTGTATTTGGAAGATCAAAGCTGATCCGACAAGGAAGGTTATTGCCCAGTTTCCTGACAAAAAAATATTGTTTGTTGATGGGAGCAGACAGGAAGAATCGTATCAGAGGAGGAATATTCCGCTTTTTGAGGAAAAAAGGTTTAATGATCGGGATGTGCTGCATCCGATTTTTGATTGGTCCGAGAAGAGAGTGTGGACTGTTATGAGGTCATTTTGTCTTCCTATTCATTCTGTTTATCGTTGGTCAAATCGTTTGAGTTGCTTCTGTTGTCCGCTGCAGACTGATTCTGCTTGGCTTAGTCTTAGGCGTTTTCATCCGGACCTGTTTGAGCAGGCATTGAAGCTGGAGCGTGAATGCGGTAAACCGTTTAGGCGCGGCTATCAGTTTTTGAAGGACCTGGAGGCTCCGCAGGTAAAAACGGGTTTACGGGAGCCCCGCAAGATGTCTCTGAGGTTCGATAGACGAGGGTTGAGTTTGTTGACTCCATGCGATTTTGAGGGTTTGGAATAAAATGCGGAGAAGAGAGTATTTTAGGATCAGGAAGTTTGCTCGGCGTTATGATCGGGAGTCGGGCAAGTTTACCTTCAATATTAGCTACGAAACTAGGACAGATTTGACTCCGAGAACTATTCAAGTTGCTGAGGCTTTTGGGATGGGGATCAGCGACTTTCAGAAGCATGTTCTCTACGATAATGTTGAGTTGCAGATTGGACCTCACGACGTCGTGTATCTTACGGGCGACAGCGGTAGCGGGAAGAGTGTGCTGCTGAAGGCTGTTGTGCGGGATTTGAACCCGCAAGAAGCTGCTAAGATGTCTGATGTTGAGGTGGATCCTGACTTGCCGCTGATCGACACTGTCGGCAAAACAACCGAAGAGGGCTTGAAGCTGCTGAGCAAAGTTGGATTAAATGATGCCTTCCTGTTTGTGCGCCGCTATAGTCAGCTCAGTGATGGGCAGAGATACCGGTATCGTCTCGCCAAGCTGATTGAGTCCGGGGCTCAGTGGTGGATCATGGACGAGTTCTGTGCAACTCTAGATCGGGAGACTGCTAAGATCGTTGCCTACAATGTGCAGAAACTCGCCAGGAAGCTCGGCAAAGCAGTTGTTGCAGCGACTACGCATACGGATCTCTTTGAGGATCTGGCTCCCAGCGTTCACATTCACAAGCGATTCGGCAGAGAGATAGATGTCAAATATTATCCAAATCTGGTGCGCGCGCAATGCAGTTTGCTTGATGAGATGAAGGTTGAAGAGGGCACATACGAGGATTGGAAGGAAGTTGCGCCCTTTCATTATCGTAGCCACCGGATCGCGTTTTTGCAGAAGGTTTTTGTTTTGAAGCGTGGGGATCGGGTTTGTGGGGCAGTCGTTTATGTTTGTCCTATGAGTGCGGCTCCTGGCCGTAGCACAGTTTTGAAGCTTGAGAGTATGAAGGAGTTGAATGAGAAGCTGACAAGAATAGCTCGGGTTGTTGTGCATCCGAAATACAGGACTATTGGCGCATCCGTGAAGTTGCTGAGGGAGAGTTTGCCTCTTTGTGGGAAGCCCTATGCTGAGATGATTGCTGTTATGGCTCGGTATAATCCGTTTGCTGAGCATGCTGGGATGCGGAGGGTACTCGAGTCTGAGGTTGCTCCGGAGATTTTGGTTGCTGTTGAAAAACTTGGGGAGCTGGGGTTCACTAACTATTTGCTCGCTGTTCCGGACTATAACTTTGAAAAACTCGAGGGGAAGGTTCAGCAGGTGAAGGAGGTTCTGGGCTGTTTTGGATATCCGTATAATAGGCGGATTGCTGGGGCGCATGGAAACTTCAAGAAAAAAGATTATGTCGCCTGGCTTGCGGGTGCTGAAAGGGAGGAGTTGGCTAGGGCGCTTACGCGGTTGGCTCAGTTGAATCAATCGAAGGTGTATCTGTTTTGGAGCCACGAAGAGTCTACTTAGTTCATCAGCTGAAATGTA